TGATTCGGGGATTTTTGATAGAGACACAGGGGCTCCAAGTGCGAATTCTAGGGGGAATAAGGTTCATTTCAATACTGTAAGAAAATATTGGCTAAAGAAGTGAGTAATATGGATATGTTAGCATCTATGAGAATTCTTAAATTGAGAAGGAAAGAAAGGTTCCCTTATTCAAGGTCAACAGTGCATAGAGATAATTGGAAAAAACAAAGGGAAGGTCGTAAATTCGCCCAACTCTTGTCTACTACTGATGCACTTGATGATGAGGAATGGGAAAAATTAGAAGATGAAATATGGGAGGTTGTGGAATCTGGAGAATATGCAGATTGGGCAGGAGAAGATAGTATATTAATGCCCGTTGATAAAACTAAAGAAGGCCAATATTATATGCTTCTTGCTATTTTAAGTGAAATTTGGGATGAAGAAGGTGCAGCCACAGTAAGGAATTATTTGGGAGAAATAAGGAATCAAATCCATGTTAGAGACCACGATAATCCGTCAGATAAAAGAACCCTTGGAGATTCATTAAAATCTAGACATGAAATAAGAGTTAAAGGAAGATGGGGAACTGATGCGTGGAGAAGTAAAAGCGGCTACTTTAGAGACAATATTAGGCTCAATTCTGCTACAGAACAATCAGTTCCTATCTCTATGAGCGATAAAAATAAAGAAGACTGGAAGGATTTACACTCGTTTTGTGTAGATAGACTTAATAAAAACAATATAGAGGTTAAACTTGCTGACAGCACATTAGGGCCGGGTAAGGTTGTTTCAATAACGAGTTATTTAGATGTGTCAGAAACTATGACAGATGGAGTAGCAAATGCAGTAATAAAATTACTTAAAACAGGAAATGATTTTGGTAAAGTAAAAATGGATAAATATGGTAGTTCTGTTGGTTCTGATAAAAGAATAAGTTATGAAATTGAAAGAGAAGAAGAATTTCCTAACGCACCTAATGAATACGAAAATAGATGGGTAAATCCACCAACCGAAAAAGACAAAAAGAAATATGGTTGGAGAAAAACATTAGAATCAACAAAACCAGGAATAACTGATACAAAAGATTGGACTTTTGTTAGTTATAATTTGGAGCAAAATCATAATGCTGATTTCGATAAAACGTCATATCCGGGTATCACATCTAAAAGAAGAGTTATTTTTAATTTAGTAGTTGGTTTTTATGGGAAGAAACCAGTGATGATAGCAGGATTAGAGATAACATGGAATTTAGGTTCTGAAAAACAACAGGCGAAAGTAAATCCATTAGTTGATGAATCAGTATTAAATTGGAGGAAGTGGTAAAATGAATTGGCATCTAATCTTAAAAAGAACAGTAAATCTGGATGATACTCAATTAAGAGATAAAATACCGGACTTTCAAACCGCCCAAGAAAAGGGCTATCCTTCCATTTTAAATAACTTAACCTTTGTAACTGATTTAACAGAAAATGATGAAGTGATATCATATACTACTTTCAAAGATATGGGTAAATTCTACTTCGTTGGTAATAATTACACAGTTCCTAAATTTAGAGGAAGAGACACATGGAAAAAAATAATCAATGCTAGGAATTCTCAATTAAACAAACCTAAAATAACTCTATTAAATCCAAAAGAAGGAGTGGACATTAAAAGACTAGCCACTACAGTTGAAAATCTGGGAGGAAAAAAGATTGAATCTTATTCTGAGGTTGAAGATATTATGGATGAACAAACATTTAATGAATTGAATGTTTTACCAATGTATAGATATGGAGAGTGATATAATGGACTGGAAGAAAATAATTAAAGATGTTGATTGGGGAGGAAGTCAAGGTAGAGGAGATAGAAAAAAGGATATGCCTGATAAAGTAACTAATCCCTTTTCTAAAAAGAAAAGACCAAAAGGCACTATGAGAGTAGATGAAAGTGTTCCTACTGTAAATATACCGCCAAATAAATGTGATTCTTATCCTGATTGTAATAACAGTGCAACTAAGTATTGTGTAGTTTGCTGCATGAAAGCCTGTGATAGATGTTATCCTATGTTTGGTGGTGGTCATCCTGATGCACCATATAACGGCGACCCCTCATTTTTTGACCATTGTAATATAGACGAAGTAACAGGAAAAGGTTCAGTAAAAGAACCAAAAGAAGATAAATATTCAACAGGAAAGGATTGGTGATAATATGAGTTGGTGGAAAATTATTAAGGGTAAAGAAGCCCGAGAAGTAAAGTCTCTAAGAAAGGCATTAAAAAAGAAATGGAATGGCAATCTCGAAATTAAAGAAGAACCAAAAGGAAAGAAAAAAGGCGGTCATCATAAATTAAGAGTTACTGATACTGTAAGTGGTCTTGATATTTACCCTATTGTAATTTCAGCATCACCAAAGAGTCGGGGTAAACATGACCTTAAAATGAGAGACATTAAAAATAAGTTCAAAAAAGAACATAAGTTTGATTTAGATAAAGAATATCCTAGGAAAAAGAAAAAGGGGAAGAAGGAATGAAATGGTTTAACATTATTAAAGGGCGTTTTGCTCATAGAGATGAGTTTAATACAGATGTTACTGATTTTAATTTGCCAGAGGCTAGACATTCATCATTACCTCCAGATGTTAAATGGACAAATAAGATAAGAGCAGACACTCAAAGAAAAAAAGAATTTAAGCCTATTTCTGTTTCAGATGAAAATGATTGTCCTCCTGGAACTTTGTGGTGTGAACAACATGAAGAATGTGAAGATGAGAAAGACTGGAAAACACATAATAGAGTCTTAACCGAAGAAGAAACAGAAAATCAAAAGCAGTTTCAAGCATCAGGGAAGTTGAGTGATAAATGAATTGGAAAGAACTATTAAAGGCTAGGGGAGATGTAGAAATATATCAAACTAGCGGTGGTCAAGAAGCAGGTTCATTTACACCAGGTTTTCATCCAAATCAAAGTGAAAGAAGAACTATTAAATTATATCTTGCTGAAATAAAGAAGATATATGAAATGTTAATGGAACGACAACCAACTAATAAAGAAGCCGAACAACATTTCTTAGAAACACTATATCATGAATCAGGACATGCTGCTCATGAAGATATAGATAAGCCAACTATAAATAATACAAAAGGATGGGATAAAATGTTTGTTAATACAAAAGATGTATTCCAAAAAGAATGGGTGGCATTTTCAACACAATTTCCAGATAAACCATATTATGTAATGCAAGGATTATTACATCATGGTTTTATTAAAGACTATTCTAAAATGGTCTATGGTCAAATAGAGAAATGGCTAAACAAAGTAATACCTGATTCTTATAATAGAAGAGACCTATCATCAAAAGGAGCATGGGGGATGGATTTAGTTTATGAAATGAGAAATAAATTATTAGACTTACATTGGAAGTATGGCAAAGTTCAATCTACTGAGGGTATTCACATAGACCTTAGAGCAAGTAATGTTCCAAAGACAAAGAAAGAAGCATTAGATATGTATGGTGAAGAACATAAGGAATTTATCAAATCATTAAAATTAGCAGGCAGTTTAGGAAATCCGTGGAAGTATAGACAATGACTTGGTTTGATTTAGTTAAATCTTCAGAAATGAAGGAGTTTGAAATGCTTGCTGAAAAGTATGCAGACAAAGGCGATATGCTTCATCTAGACTATCTTAGAAAGAAACATGGTAAGAGAAGCAATGAGTTTTATGATGCGCTAAATGACCAAATAGTAAAGTATCTCAAAGAAGAAGATAGATGGTGTTCATTACAAGATATTTCAAAATCAATCCAAGAGCAAAATCCTGGTCTAAAAGATAAAGAAGAAAATTTAGAATCATTCTTAAGAAAGAAATTAGAAGGATTAGAAATTACAACAAAACAAGAACCTGGCGTTGGTAGAACAGGCAGGAAAACATATTACAAGGTGTGATTATTATGCCAGGCGAAATAACAATATGGGAGTATCTTTCTGAAGACCAAATTCAACAAGTATGGTATGATAGAATAGGTAAATTCTTAGGTTTCCCTAAATCAGGCGCAGACGCACTTTGGCCTAAAAATAGTGAAAGATATGGTGGTGATGGAACTACCATTTGGAGGCTCTTTTCAGGAGATGCTGAATTTAAAACTAAAACATGGCTAGGTTATGGTGATGGTTTACAATCAACTGTAGCATTACCTTTAATGACTAGAACCGTAGCAGATACTCGTAAAGGGGTAGTTTTCCTTGCTGGTTTATATGGTGTAAATGAAGCAATGAGGTCATATCTTGAAAAAGGCGGTAAAGAAATTAAGCGAGGGAAATCACTAAGAGACTTAACATCTGCATATAAACTAGTAAATCCTAATATAGAACCTGACCCTGTTCCAGAAGACCAAACAAGACTTGAAGATTATGATAAAGAAGTTTCGTGGGCTAAAGATGAAATGGAAAGTTTCAAAAAGCCTACAACAAATGAAGGAGAACTAGTAATATCTGACCAAGAAAAAAGAATGGAATTGATGTTGCTACTTGAAGAATTACAACCTGATAATTTATTCAATACGACTCAAACAGATGTATTAGGCAAATACGGAAATACTAATTGGATAATATTGAGAATGTTCCCACCAAAAGATAAACATGCAAATATACATTATGATAAATATGTTGCAGATGGGTTTGTTAAGTTTGATGATTATGCAGATAATTTAATTAAATTTTTAGACAGACAAATAACATTTGGTCATGAGTCCCTTATTGAAACTAATAAAATTTTCAAGAAGATTGTAGAAGAAGGCCCAAGTCAAGGCGGCGCAACTGGTGGGGCATTTTGGATGATTAGACCACCAAATAACAATAAACAAATGATGTTAGCGTTAGGCCAAGATGAACAATTACCCCTACAAAAAACATTCTTTAGTCCAATTAAGAAATCAACCGTTAATTGGAAAAATATCCTAAAGTCTAAAATGTCCCCATCGCCGCCCCCAGAAGATGATGAAGAAGAAGCAAAGAAGGTAAAAGACAAATTCACTACAAATAAATGGGGACAAAAAATAATAAACCCAAGTTATAGAAGGGCAGGAGATACTTTTATTATAGATGGAGAAGAAGTAACAGAAGGAACTTGGAAAGACACTCCATTAGGACAAAGATTGGGAGTAACTTCTAACTGGGAAGATTCCTGTTGTCAAGAATTAAAAGAATCATTAATTAAATTACTTACTGTGGAGATAAAGAGAACAAACAGGGATATACATAAGGATAAAATTAGACAAACTGTAGCAAGTATGCATTGTTCTGAATTAAGTGAATATATGGAACCACCAGAGGTAGACCAAAATAATTTCCATAATCTACAATTCTTTGGCATTAAAATAGGAGACTTATCTCAAGAAGTATTCATGGATGCCCTTGATTTATCAGGAGACATTCATCGAGTATTATATGAGAAGTATGTTCATTGTTTAGATTATAATGTTCAATGGGGAGTAAAGAAACCTCCTTCTGAAACCACAGACCCTGTTAAAGATAAAGTAGATGTTGAATCAGGAGATGTAATTGTAGAAAGAGAAGTTCCTGAACATAGGGAATTTGAAGGCTTTACTTATGATACTAATACAAAACCAGGAGAATTAACTGATGATGAAAAGTCTTTCAAAGAATTACAAAGAGAAGCAATTATTCATGGAAAGAGAAAAGATATGGATGACCCAAGATTCCAAGAAGACCTTATGGTTCAGCCAATGCAAGAAAAATGGTGGGAACAACAACAAGCAGAAAGAAATAAACCAAGTAAAGAAAAGTTCACAAAACTATGGAAATATGGTAGGAAAAAAACGGGTAATCTAAACTTGTCAACTACCTCACTGAATATTAAAAAATCTATTCCTTGGGGTGATGCACAAGTAATGCAAGAATTGAAATTTACTGATGTTGAATGGAATTATACCTTTGATAATTGGGAAGAACTCTACGATGAATATATATAGAGGGGTTTAATCATGGAAATAAAATATCCCGATACTATTTTTGAGGAATCTGAAATAATGGAAATGTGGAATAAAGAATTTGCAGAAGACCCGGAGAATTACCATCAATTTAGAATGAGAGTAGATAGAGAAACATTACCAGAAGTTTCTAGGTTTCCGGGTATTTATTATGCCGCATTTGAAGGTGATAAAATCGTTGCTTATTCTGGATGGAGAGAAGCAGAAAAGGTATTTGTAATGACTGGTTCAAGGGTTGTAAAAAATAAAAGGAGAAATGAGATTTCAAAGAAATTAAGAGGTAAGAAAATGGAAATAATTAGCAGTAAAAGAAAACCCTCAATAGTAAGACTTTCAAATAAAGAATTTGAAGAGGCTTGGAAAGCGAGTTGGGCAAAGACAGGATGGGTTAAATTAAATGAACAATCAACTAAAGATAAACTAAGAGATTGGACAGGAGATGATGAAATATATTTAAAATATAGAGAATGGGAAGATAATACCTATGTATATTTCCCATCAGGCTTTAATAAGGCTTGGGCAATGCTAACTAGTTATCAAAATCATATATTAGAATGGGAGGGATATTGATGGATTGGAAAGATTCATTAAAAAAGGAGATTATATCTCATACTGCACTAACAACGGGAGTAGAACCCAAAGGAGCATTTGATATAAAACAACTCGATGATTTGGGTGTTAGACTATTTACTGGTTATATTAGAAAAGTAAAATCTATACCCGATTCATATACTGGATATCTTAGGCCGTATTATCTAGAGGTTGTAAAACCTGAAATGGAGAATCTAAAAAATAAATATCCCAAAGCATCATTTAAGGAGTTATTAGGAACAGCATTAAAAAACATTAATCATCCGACAGGTTATGTGAAGTATGTAATGGAACGAGAAAAGCAACTGTTGAATCCATTTCCAAAGGGGGATTAAATATGAATTGGTGGAATATAATTAAAGAAGGCGGAGCAGTAAGTTTCGGCGGTCATGGTGGCGGTAATCAAAGTGCATTATTCAATGTAAGTTATGGAGAAAAGGAGGAAGAAGAAGATGGCGAAGAATAAATCAACTAGGAAATCTAGAATTACAATTGAAAGAGAAGGTAATGAAGTCGAACAAGTGTTTGACCAAGCCAAGTTCAAGAAATCATTTGATAAGTGGAAGGATGATTGTGCAGCATCAGGCGAAGACCTTAGAATGAAAACAAGCACTAGAACTTTATTGGATATGGTTTCTCAACATGGTAAAGCCCATAGACCACAAACAAAGGATAAGAATGCTATTGGTGCATCAGAAGTAGTAAATAAATTATCTACTATTCTAGATGATTCAGCAGAAATAGAAACTGTAGACCAAAAATTCATAGATTCAGCAATCAAACAACTAGAACAAATAGAAAAGAAAAACAATCCTAGAAATATATTATTCACTATACCCATAATGGGTAGAGTTAATAGGAAAACCTTAGAGTATGATGAAGAATCAGATGTTCAACAAGTATATGGTCATTATAGAACTCCTGATTATATTAAATTTAGAGACCTAAAAGCAAAGTTAAGAGAAAATGTTGATAAAGAAACTATGCCTCCTGCACCTTCTACTTGGTATGATAAAGATAAAGACAAAGCAAAGCCCCCTCTTTGGCAAGCATTATTTGCTAATGGAGATGGAGATGTTGTTTCTAAGGGATTACTACAAGTTCTAAAAGAAGCCGCAGAAATGGTAGATGATGATAATGTTAAGTTAGAACACTTAAAATTAAGAGTTAAAGATGGCGGGTCTGGTGCAACAGCAAGAGATTTATGGTCAATACCTCAAGTGCAACAGTGGATTAAAACTAATATTGGCGATGGTAATAATCCAGGAGTAGGTATTAATAAAACTTCAGGAAACTTTAGAGATTCCCATTATGCTGAGACGGCTTTCCCTAATGTTAAATTCCCTGTTAAGTCAATTAGAGAAAGTGAATTCGTTAAAGACTTAGCAGGATTTGAAGATGTTATTGGTAATTTAGTTACTTATTCATTCATTATTACAAGAAGGCAAATGAGAAATCTTGCTATACTTGCAGGCTGTAAAAAGAGGCCAGGAAAAGATACTGTATATATGCCAGGAGTAGCAGAAGAAAAAGGTTCTGATACTAAGAAGATGGATTGGAAAGAGATAATTAAAGCGAAGTGGCCTGAAAAAGAAGAAGAAGAAAAAAGAAAGGCTGAAGAGAGAAAAAAGAGAGGCGAAAAACAAATGAAAATACTTCACGATTTTCTTGCTACTGAAGAAGGCCAAAAATATGGAGATTTAATATGGGGATTACCGGATGATAGATTTGAAATAGCATTATCTTTAATATCTATGCTTAATAAATATCCGGAATATTCAAAAAGATATTTAGAGACAATTAAAGTATTGGCGGAATGAAAATGAATTGGATGAAAATAATAAAACAAGAACAATTGATTCAACAAACATACAAACAGTTTAAAGAACAAAATTCACATCTTTGGATGGAAGCATCACAATTAACAGGACAAGGAGAAGTCGCAACATTAGATTCTATAGTAATAAGTGCAATTAAGGAAAACTTAAATAAGCCCAATATGTTAGAACTAATTAAGATAGCAGCAGAAAATTATATACTAAAGGATTGGTAAATATGGTAAAGAGAAAGAGATGTAAGTTGTGCAATCATGATAATCGTGACGATTTAGAAGCACAATTAGAAACATTGGCTATTGCAGCCGATGACTTAGATAAGCAGATGAATTGGTCTAGTGGAACTTCTGCTAGACATCAAAGGAATCACATGGGAGATTATGTAGATGCGTCTAATCCTAGATGTAATCTATGCACCCACGAATTAAGACCTATGTTAGAGGAAAAATTAAGAGAGGGAGATGTTACTCCTAATGCAGTAGCATTGATGGTAGAATGCAGCGAAGAACAAGTAAAGCGACATATGACTAAGCATCTTCAACCACTTGTGCAGAAATCGGCAGCAAATCTTATAGCGAGGAAAGAGGTAGACGAAATTGAGTCGCTATCGAGAAACATAACGAGACTAGAAGATAAAATTGATGTTCTCTTCGACCAAGAGGAAATGCATCCTAAATATGTTGATAGTTTGACTAAACTTGCAAAAGAGATACGAGAAAGCCTACGATACCTTATGGAGTTCAAAGGAAAACTCATACACAAGAGACAGGACACAGTTATTATTGCACAGATGCAAATAGTTCAAGAGGTATTAGCACAGAATCATCCACAAGTTTGGTTAGATGTTAAAAGTAAAATGGAGGAGAAATTGCAATGAGTTGGGAAGATATATTAAAGTTTGATACACAGTTTTTAGATGATGTAAGAGATTGGGTGACTACCCATAAAGATAAAATCTCGGAAGAAGATAATGAATTGTTTCAAGAATATGTTTTTAATCATGCAAGTAAGGCTAACCTAATAGAGTTCAAAAGATTAGCCATGAAATACCCTTTCTATGAAGACTATATGCCATTTTGGGCTGTTGAAATAAGAAAGTCAGCGTTAAAAAGGGAGTGGCCAGAATGACTAATATATGGGAAGAAACTATGAAAAAGGCTATATTAAAGCCGAAGCCACCAAGTATAAAGGTTAAACCTAAACCCAAAGTTCAACCAAAAATAGGAAGCCCACCAGATAATTCGCCTGATGATGATTTTGGTGAAGCCTTAGATGAAAGGTGCAAATGTAATTGGCCTTTATGTCGAAGAAGGGCTAAGTGGGCTTGTCATTATTGTTCTGCTAAACTATGTCAGTATCATAAAAGTCAAGTAACAGATAGAAAGGTGGGTGTTCATGGAAGACCAGCCGATGAGATTCATAATTTTGCCAAAGGAACATGTGATGGAGCAGAATGGGTGTGGGATTAAATGAGTTGGAGAACAATATTAAAAGAAGATGAAGGCTTAGGAGACACTGTTTCCAGAGTAACTAAGAAACTAGGTATAAAAGAATGTAAACCTTGTGCTGCTAGAAAAAAGAAATTGAATAAGTTGGTGAGTTATAAATGACACATTGGTTTTCTATATTAAAAGCACCTTGGGATGCTAGAAGGAGAGGTTGGAAGAAACCAACTTATTGGGCGGCTAATCCTGAAGCGATTAAAGTTCATGTAATGAGCCATGAATATGGAGCATCTTCTTTCCTTCCACAGCAAGGTTATGAAGGAATGTCTCTTTTCAGTAATAAATTAACCGACCCTACTTTTGAGCCACCACATGACCTTCCGAGTAATAGTTGGCAACCACGACAATATTTAGAAGAAGGCAGGGTTGGTGCATTTAATGTATTTAATTGGAGAGAAGAAGATATGGTCAATCCAGAATGGGAACTTATGCAGTTAAGTTCTGACGACCCTGAGTATGGTGCAGAAATGCATGGTTCATTTACTGGTGCAAATACTATACCATTAGAGCCTGATGAAATAGGAATTATGGTTTCTCAAACTGCCCCTACAAATAAAGAAACAGAAAAAGTTGAATGGGCTAAAGCCAGCATGGAAGTAGATTTATTTTATCCAAAGAGTTCTACTTGGTTTGGTGAAGGAAGGGCAAGAGATGCAGCCAAATATGGAAAAGACCCGCAACATGGAGAAACAGGCCCAGACAGAATGCAAGGAGGAATCCAGCAATTAACTAATGCAGAAGGGGCTATATTGTGGATATATGCGAACATTAAAAATTTGAAAGAAAAGAAGAAAACTTTGGATGATTTTAATTTAGGTAGTAATGATATGGAACAAAATCCAAGGTTAAAGGAATTAACAAATAAGGGATTCTTTAGAGAATCTGGGAGAGACCAATATGAAGGCGGTCAAAGAATTAGAGCATTACCTATAATAAATGATAAGGGCAAGGCTCACGCTCCTGAAATGGATAGAAGTGAGTTCTTTCAAGAATTTAGAGCATATGTGTTAAGTGAGCCTGATGAACCTTTGATTCTAAAAGACCACGGACACTGGGTTAATCCAGAAGAAGGATTTGATGTTGCAGAAGAACAGAAAGATAGACGACCAGATTATTTCAGAAGGTTCGATGATTAAGATGAGTTGGCTAGTAGTTCTTAAAGCAATTCCTGCAACAGCAGAAATTGAAGGATATTTAATGACTAAAGAAGGCATAGATAGACTTGCATTAGAATTTGAAAGGGCATTAGAATCTGGAGAAACAAAAAATCTTAGAAGTTCAAAGAAGAAAATTGAAGAATTTGCTGCTGGAGAAACAGGAGATTTACCTCCTGAAATAGCAGAAAAGGTTAATGAGCATGCTAAGAAACTTAAAGTCATATTAGATGAAATGTTTAAAGGTAGAGATACTCAAGGAAAAGAACCTGGCCCTAGAACTACACCAAAAATTACTGATGAATTATTAGCCGAAGCCATATCTGAATATAGTGATGGTAAAAAAGAAAAACTAATTGATTGGCTAGGCGAAAATAATAGGGATAGACATTCTAAAAAGAAACAAAAGATTCTTAAGAATAATAGAGAAGCAATTAGAAGATTACCACAAGATGATGATGACTTATTCTATGTAACATTCAAAAAAGGCACAATGTATGTAACAGAACCTAGCATTGATATAGATGATACAAGACAGGCATTCTCTGAAATAGAAGGATTAGAATTTAGAGAGGACATGGAAGATTCAGAAAAGGAAAATGACCCATTCAATCAATTACCAGGAGTAACAATATTTCCACCACAAAAAATGAGTAAATCTGAATATGATAAATTTGAGAATGCAATAGAGAAATTAAAAGCAGATAATAAATCTGTATACAAACTAAAGGGAAAAAAGGTTCCATCAATTTTATGGAGTGTAACTGGCGATAAATTATCTTCTGATGAAACTAGAGCAAAAGAACAATTTGAAGTAGACGGTAAAGTAGCATACAGAAGTAATGTAACAACAGCAAAACAAGTATTAGATTACTTTGAGTTATTAACAAAAAAAGGATGGGGAAATAAACCTATGTTTATGCCGGATAGTATTCTTAATCAAAAGAAAGATTCACAAGCAATGAAGGCTATTATTGGTGGAGGCAAAACTGGAGGATGGGGAGAAAAATCAACAATTTCAAATGAATTAAAAACAGTATTACAATCTCCTACTTTTGACCCAGCAAAAATGGCTGAAATTTCAGAATCAGAAAAATTAATGATACCATTACAATTGAGAACCTTAATTGCAGGAGATGACTTATCTGAAGAAACTAAGGAATTAATCAAAAGAGCAGGGATAACAACTGATGAACTTAAAGAATTAAGAGATAAGGCTCAAACAACAGGCCCAGACAAATATATAGATTGGCCTAAATTTCAGAAACTAATAAGGTCTCGCAACAATCAAACTCTTAATCAATCATTTAAAAAACTACAGGATGCTATGGGAGGAGTAATGGAAAATCTATTCAATGAAGACGAAGTAAAATTCTTTGAAGGATTAAAGGGTAAATCTGAAGATGAAGTAGAAGATAGTATTGCTGAATTTTATAATGTAGATGAAGATGTAGTATTAGACAGTGAAGTTACAGTTCCAACTAGAAGAATATTAAGGGCAAATAATATATTTACTAAAACACCTGCTGGATTCAAATTAGATAGCGACCATGCCTATAGAGATAGAGATACATTTACTAGAGTATTTAGAACATTTAGACAAAACAAATATTCAATTGATATTTCAGAAGAGTCTGAGATTGGAGGCATTAAAAATATTAAAAACACAGGAATATTAGAATTAATTATGGATATAGATTTTTATTACTATAGAAAATTAGTTGAAGATTATAATGATATATTAGATGAAGAAGATGAAGATAGACAAGAAGAAATGTGGGTAGAATTATTACCTACTATCCAAAAAGAATATCCCAATATAATACAAGCATTAATTGATGCAACAGATAATAAAATGAAACTTATCATAGATAATAGAGAAGACTATATTAAAGCAATGAAACTCAAAATAAAAAGAAAGAAAAATCAGAGATATGGGATATTAAATAAATTACTAGAAAAGAATCTTATAGTTAAAATAGGGGATGATGAAATTGAGTAGACTAAAAGATTATATTGCATTGAGCACCGATGACTTTGAGCAAAAATATGGCGAAGAATCTTTTGATGAAACTAAAGAGTTAGCAAGAAAAACTAATTATAATGCTTCTTTAGTCATCCCTATAATGAGAGAGCAAAGAGAAAGATTAATTGCAGAAGGGGCTAGTGAACAAAATGCTGATAAGAACATTAGGAGAATCCTAAAAAGAAAAGCATTCAGTGAAGAATTTATTATAAGATATATTTCTGCATTAAAGGGGCCAAAGGTAGAAGGATTCAGAGATTTAATAGAATCTTTTGATATTACTTATTATGGAAAGCCTTTAAAGGCAAATGATTTAGAAGGGGAATTAAATACTAATAAGTTAGTTATTCCTGACGGCATGGAAGATACAATAAGACAAACAATTAAAACCTTAGATATTGATGAAAAATATCAAGGGGCTGTAGAACAATTACTTGATGGATTGGATAAACCAAAAACTAAAGTAAGTATTAAATATTCACCATCAGATATTATAGACACAATAAACCCAGTCAAGACAAGTGACAGAAAAGAGTTTTATGATTTTTGGGAAGAAATTCATCCTTTATATGATGAACTGAAAAAAGCCATCGAAGAAGTATTAAGAGATTGGCAAGATGTATCTAAAGATATATATGATAAGAGTGAAGAAAATAAAGAATTACATGGGCAATACAAAGAAACATTAGATTTGCCTGAAGTCTTCAAGGAAAGTGAACAATTTGTTGAGTTAGAAAAGGAAATGATAACTCTAGCAAAACTATTCACTAAAATGTCAGATAATATGAATTATGTCATTGCAACAGAACCGTTGACCTTTAAATTACATAGCAGACATGATGATGAAATACATGATAATGTAATTGAAATGATAAAAGATGAAATATTAAGTTTACCTGCATTTAATCAAATTGATGCTACTACTGGAGCAGATACAGGAGAAGAAGAATATAAACCTGAACAGTCGGATTATTTTGATGCTTATGATGGAGAAGGAGAGGAATCTAAAACCACAAATCCAGAGGGAGTAGCAGATTTTGACCCAAGAGACCCAGAAGCATATAATGCACATACATTAGAAGAAATAAAAAGAGCCGCAAGTCTCTATAAAACAACATATCAAGTAGACCCACTTACCGCATTAACTCAATTTAAAAACAAATTTAAGAGAGGCGCATTTACTTCAAGAACTTATCAAAAATTTATGGCTCAAATGGAAAACCAAATGAAAGAACTTCGTTCTGCTGACCCTGACATGATAGACCAATTATGGGAATTAATGGAAGATTTAAATGATGCAGCAGAAGAATTAGTTGATGTATCAGAAGATAATTATTATGTTCCTCTTGCTTCAGAAATGGTTAATATATTAAATAAGTCTAAAGAGGAAAGCATAGGTAATTTAAGCGACATAGATAGTTTTCATAAAGAACTACTAGAAAACATTCAAGATATAGTAGAAGTAGAAGATGATAAAAGTATGGCTCCTTGGATTACAGAATTTATTGACACGAAACAAAGTGTATCTAGTGAATATAGCCAATCTGATGCAGATTCAGAAACTACTCCTAGAATGGCTAGATTCCAACTAGGAAAAACAGGTATGCCAAGAGCATTAGGTAAATATGCAGAATCTATTACAGAGTTATTAAGGGTAGTTAATGAGTATTATGTTATTCCAGCAGACAGTCATTATTTACCGTTTGAAACTATCCCTGCACATTTAGATACTAAATTTTTATCCCAAATTAAAATAATAGGGCCAGATAGTTTATATCAATTATTAGAATTTGGATTCTATAGTTTGCAAGGTCAAATGATAGATAGACATGAAATGAATCACATAAATAAATATCTAGAAACAATGAAAAACCCAACAGAAGTTAATATAACTGATGCTATTCAAATAACAGAAAATTTATTAGATGTTTTAGATGATATATTCGATGAGAGATTTAGAGAAAACGATAAGAAATTATTGGCTAAGGTTCTTTTGGGAATAGCAAATAAAAATAATGTTGATTCAAAAGATATTACATTAGATGGAGAATCCATTGATTCTCTGGCCAAAGGCTATAAAAGAAGCAAACATACTTCTTCATATTTCTTGTTAATAAAATTACTTAGACACTATAAAATGCTATTCTTGAAAGACCCCAAAAAGAAAAAGGAAATGACAGAATTTTATGAATTATTAGAAGGAACTAGAAATCCATTATTATTATCATATCAGAGGGATATATTAATCGCTCATGATGAGATACGAAAAATGAATAATAGACCAATACATTATGCATACAAAAGTTTAGAGGATTATGATGATATTGTTGATACTATAGATATAGTTAAATCTAAATATAAACAAGATGTAACAGCAACAGACATAACTTCAATAGTAATAGAATTAGATAGTTTTAATTCTATATCAAAGAAATATGGATTAGGAGAAGAATTAGTATATCATATTAAGGGGTTGTATAGATGAGTTGGATAGGCATATTAAGAAAGAGGAATGTTAACATTTTAAATGTATTCAATGTATCAAAATTAGTTAGAGAAGCCACTAGAGAATGGGCAGATACAGTTCCTATTGGTAGTCATTTTTTCACACATAATATTCGTGAAGGCATTATTCCTTTCTTAGAACCTAAAATTAAAGCACTACTAAAAACAGAGCATCCTGAACGAAGAACTGGACACGCAACTACAATATTTATAAATGCACACTTTAGAGGATTAAAAATGGCAGAAAGGTCAAAATATGATATAACAATGTTTAATGTATTGATGAAGCACCCTAATTGGATAGTTAAAGGTAAATCTCCAGCAGCAGGAGACTATAAAAAGGTAGAATGAATAAGGATGATTAGATTTATATGGGATTTACTATATGGGATATGGTGCTTAGGGAGGTTTAGACCGTGAAACAAAGTATGAGTTGGTTTGATATTTTAAAGCAGGGTAATCATAACGGTATACTGTTACTTTATGACCCTAGAAATAGTGAACCTGAAGCACTAATGGAAAAACATCATCCGATTCATGTTAGTAAGTCTAGTGGTTGGGTTGGCAGTAGGGTAAAAAAATGGATTCCAATTAATGTTAGTGGGTTTGGAGGAAGCGATAATTCACCCCCAGTAGCAGACCATATAGCGGCCATAGAGAAAAAACTAGAAAAACAGTTACCTAAAGAAATGAAGGAAAATATGTTAAGGAGTAAAAGCGTATTGGAATTTATGGAGAAGGTAGAAAAGGAAGGTATAGGTTTTATTTATATTGGGCCTAGTTCCTCTTGGAGAGAGAATTTACATAAGAATTGGTGGGAAATAGGCATGGTTCAAGGAAATGGATTTAACAATATGGTAACTGCTGTTCCTATTCCTAAAGATTATTGGGTTTATGATACTACTTTGAGTAATAAAGCAGGAGTTGCTATTTGGGGTGATGGCCCACACCCCATAGATTACACATACAGTAAGATGGTAGATGAAATGCTTAAACTCAATTTAGAAGAGATGTTTGAAGACCAAGAGTGGCAAAACAAGGGCCACCGTGCAAATCGTATAAGAAGGAATTTAGATGGTGTGGGAGCGAGTAATTTAGGTGGTGTGGGAGAAATCTCTAAGATGATTAAACACATAATAGATAATAACTTAGATAAGAATTGGCAAGGAAATAAGTATTGGAAAATGTATGAAGAAAATCCTGAGTTTAGAGAATACATAGATAGCACAAAACAGGGGACAAGATTCTTTTGAAGGAGTGGGCATAATGAAACAATGGATAATTAGAAAGTTAATTGCGTTTATGGGCAATGCCTATGTATGGTTAGATAAAAGAATAACGCACGAAACAGGCCCAATAATGGGTTTAGAGATTGATGATGATTTTGAAGCAATGTCTAGATATGAATTGTGTAGACATATTGAAAAGAAATTTGATTTAGAAAAAGATTCATTTTGGTTACTTCAATCAACACAAAAAATTAGATTTTGTTGCCAAACCGCTAGAAATATATTGGGAAAGAAATGAATTGGGATATTGATTGGGATTACTGGAACGCACAACTTGAAGGGTTTAAGCAACTTAAAAAGAAAAAGAAAATTTGGCGAGACCATAGGAATGAAACAAAGGAATTAATAGATTCTCTTTATGAATGGTATTGGAGTGAGGAAGAATGAATTGGATGGATATATTAAAGAATCTTGATATTAACTTTGTTGAAGATTGTTGCGCAGATTTACGAAGTAGCGTCATAGCAAATTTTAGCAATACAGGAACTACAGAATGGAATAAATGGTTAATGTTTGTTACGAATTCCACACTTAATGGTGAGTGTGAAGAAGTAGAACAAGTATTAAGCCGAACAGAAAACGAAGGAATTGATTATTTCAAAGAGAAGTTTTTAAATGTTGAATTAACTAGCGGGGAAGAGGGAGATTTGTATTTGAAATTAAGAGAAATCTATAGAGAATATGAATCATGTTTAGAAGATACAACAATGCTTGACCATAGATTTAGATGAGAGGGATTAACATGGAATGGTTTACAGTAATTAAATCAGTAAGAGGTAAAAAATTTCACCCTACAATGGAAAAAATACTTGAAGAAAAATTAATTACTCCAATGAGTGCTAATCAAATTATCGGTATTCTTGCTGACGGAATTTATGACATAAATCAAGAAAGAAAGAAAATAGGAGAAAGACTATTATCTACTAGAGGAATACCTACTAGATTAGCATTACCTCATATGCTTAAAGTGCATCCTAATATAAAGGCAATACCAGGATATACTAAACAAAAAAAGACATATATTTGGGAGGATTAATATGGAATTAGAAGGTATAAATTTTGCTCATAATATGGATATGGAGTTATCCAAAAACTCTTTTCCATATTTCTTTAAAAATGTATTGGGTATGATGTATCCTAAATATATGGAAGAATGGTTAGATACAATGGAAAATACAGATAGAACAGTAATAGTCTGTAGTCGAGACCACGGAAAATCTGTGTTTATGCATTCATGGGTAGTTTGGAATCTAGTATTCCAAGAACCTCCATTTCAAATGCTATACATTTCATCTAACCAAAAGCAGACATTAGTTCACATGAGAGAAATAGATAGAATGTTTAATATTCCTCAATTAAAGAAATTCAAACCGTCAAGAGGATGGGCTATTGGAAATATAACATTAACTAATGGTAATTCTGTTCTTGAAAGGTCAGTAGGTTCTCAGATTCGTGGACTTCACCCTCAAGAAATTATTATTGATGACCCTTTGAAGGAGTTTAGTTTGGTTGGTATTCAAAGAGTTACTGATTGGTTCTTTGGTGATATGATACCTACACTTCACCATACTGCTAGTTTAAGGATGATAGGAACTCCTTTTACATACACTGATATTTTCTCACAGTTAGAAGAAAATCCAGCATATACTCTTAGAAAATATCCTTGTTTAGATTCAATGAATGAACCTCTTTGGCCTGAAAGATGGGACTTAGATTCTTTATTGCAAAGAAAAGCAGAGATTGGTTCACTAAAATTTACAAGAGAGTATTTATGTATACCAGTTTCAACAGGCACAGCACTATTTGCTCCAGAACATATGCAAAATGCTAAGAATGAACATGCTGTGCTTAAATTAGGCCATAGAAAAGAAAAAGGGTATAGATATTATGTCGGTGTAGACCCTGCTATATCTACAGATGGAGATTACAATGTAATTATGGTATTAGAAGTAGATGATAATCAAAATAAGACTGTTGTTCATGTAGATAGAGCCAAGAATGTTCAATTTAGAGAAAATATTGTCAAATTGCGTCTAATTGCGAAGATTTTTGAGCCAGAAGTAGTATTATATGAAACAAATACCTTTGCTAAAGCCTTCACTCAAGAATTACGCTCTGTTTCGGACATAAATGTTAGAGATTTTAACACTACTAGGAGAAAAAAGCAAGAAATCATCCTAAATCTCCAAATGAACTTTGAAAATGGAAAAATTCACTTGCCTTATGCTGATAATAACAGCAAAAAACTAACTAATGCTCTTATTGAAGAACTTTCTATGTTCTCTATCACAGAATCGGGCAAATTTGAAGGAGTGGGGGCGCATGACGATTTAGTTATGGGTCTTGCATTAGCAAATGCGGCCACACAGACTCCGACAGAAGCATTTATGCTCCTTGACGACATGGAGATATTTGATGCTCCCAATTTGCCTCAAATGGGGCTTCCACAGGGTATTATGGGACTGAATTTTTAAGACAGGTGATGATTATGGTAAATTTAAATGAAGAGTCTCTTAATGAGGAAATTGAAGAGAATGAGGAAGAGACAGAGATATTAGAAACACTTAAGCCTAAAGTCCAACAGTTAGAAGCATTGTCAGAAGAGTTACATAGAGGATGGTTAGATAATAAACCTATTAGAGATAATGAATTAATAGCAAAAGAATATGCGGAAAGGTTTGATATTAATTTAACTGACGCAAAAAAGCAATTATTTAATTTTCCCGATAAATATGAAATTCAAGGAAATGATATACCTACTGTCATTAAGGAAATGAGAAAATACAGAAGAACATTAAAGGGAGAAAATAAAATTCAATTCACTAACTCAATAGACAATGTAATAAGTGGATATTCTGACCATTTAGACAAATGTATGGATAGCATTTATTGGATTAGAAAATATAAGATTCCATTAAATAAAATGAATAATAGTGAATATCATCTTAGAAAGTTAAGCACTATAACAAAGGAAGAAGATAAGAGGGATATAGTTAATTTATTATGTAAACATTGGGAAATGGATTTAAATAGAAGACATTTGGATTATGGGCCTGAATATGCTCTACTTACTAAAAAGATGAGTATAACTAAAAAGGCATATAAGAAGGCTTTGAAAGATACAGTTATAGGCAACTCACCTAAAGAGGAAATTCGTAAGAGTATACTAAAGGCAGTTTGTGAAAGTCCGGGTATTTCTTCTAGGCAAATACATGATTCACTTCCTAAGAAATTATACAATAGAACCTCTCCTATGATTATATCTAAACTTGCTAAAGACCAAAATATAACTAATGTTGATGGTGCATATTACAAAATAAATGATGACATTAAGAAAAATATCTGGGCATATACAGCAGCATTTATTGACTCAGATGGATATATTACAATGGATAAAAATCATAATCCAAGAGTAGGATTAGTAGCAACAGGAAATAGAGGCAAAGCATTTATGATGGAAATGCATAAATCATTAGGTATGGGAAGATTGCACTTAGACCAAAAATCACCACAAGATACTAGACCAGTTAACAGATTAAACTTTTATTCAGCAGCAGAAGTTAAAAAATTACTTACTAAATGCAGACCACATTTTAAGATGAAGGGGCCAAATGCAGATGTCCTTCTAGAATTAATTAAAATAAAGAAGAACGATAAAAAGAAAGATTGGTATAAAGATAGAAAGGAAGAATTATTCAAATTAATGAAATATCATAATCATAGTGACAACACTAGATTCGATTGGAAAGAATGGGATATTGATATTAATAACATAAATAAACTCATAGACAATAATAAAATGGAGGCATAAACATGGTAGAAGAAAAGAGAAGATTCTCATTAGGTAATTTGTTTAGAAGGCAAACACCTAAACCGAAAGACAAAGAAGTATTTAATCCTGGTATTCAGGAAAAGAATAATGCTTATATGATTACATCACCTATATTGTATCATGTAGCACAACAATCAGTAATCGTAAGAACTTGCACTACACAGTTAAAGAATGAAATTTTCCGAAGAGGATATATTTGGGAAGAAAAGTTTGTTTCTAAGTGTAAGAGTTGTGGAGCAGAACATAAAGCCCCCGTAGAAAGATGCAAAGATTGCGGTCAAATGAATTTGGTAAAACCAGATGCAAATCAATTAAAGTATGCAAATAAATTCTTAGATAAATATGTGAATAAATCAGAACAAATGTTTATAGATGTGCTAAAAGAATTAGAAGACGATTTGAATATTATGGATGATGCCTATATCATAATAGTTAAGGAGTATTTCTTAGATGCTAATGGAGATATTCGTATGCATAAGATTAAAGAAATATATCGTGGAGACCCAGTTACTATGGCTCTATATACTGATGAAGATGGAACTAAAGGAACAGCCGGATTTACTTGTATTAAACATAGAGATATGATTTCACAAGAAGATGGTAGCACCTGTGAATATTGTGCTAGTAAATTATATCCGGTGTATTATGTTAATAGGGCGCATGGAGAAGAACAGTATTACCTAAAGGGTGAAGTATTACACTTCAGTAAATATAATCCAAGTAGACTTTATGGGTTATCTCCGGTGCTAACATTATGGAATCACATTACTACTTTAATTGCTATGGAGAATTATGTAAACTCTTCTTACTCTAAGGCTAGAATGCCGAGAGGATTGTTAGCAGTTCAAACTAGAAATATTGATTCAATGAAATCCTTTTGGCGTGGTGTCAAAGAGAAGATGGAACAAGACCCACACTTCATACCTGTCATGGGAATTGAAGCAGAAAATGGAAAGGGGTCTATTGAGTGGATTAAGTTCTTGGATAGCCTAAAAGAAATGGATTACATATCTGTTAAGGATGACCTTAGAGATAGAATATCAGGATTTTATGGAGTTAGCAAAGTATTCATGTCAGACAATTCTGCTAGTGGTGGATTGAATAATGAGGGCATGCAAATACTTGTTACTAATCGTGCAGTAGAGATGGCACAAACAATATGGAATAATTATGTATTACCATTTATAACTCAAGAATTTGGAGTAACTGATTGGGAATTAAAACTCCCACCATCTGAGGAAGAAGATGAAGTTGCTAAATTAAGAAAGAGAGAAATACAAGTTCAAATAGCAGCATCAATTAAGAATTTAGGATTTGAAGTTGATATGGATGATGAAGGTAGATTTTCATATAAGAAGCCGCCACCAGAAGTAAAAGATAGGCCTAAAGGTGAAGAAGAACAAATTGAGCGAGACCCTTATGCTGGAACAAATATAGACCAATCACATATAGGTGAAATGATGGAAGGTGGAGCAGGTAAACCAACAATGGAAGAAGCAGGGCAACCTGCAAAGGTTAAGGCTACAAGAAACAAACCTTCTAGTGCAACAGGCCCAGATAAGAGATTTAGTGGATTACCTGTTGATGCAGGCAATCAAAATGTGGATAAAAGAACCGAAAGGAGAGTAGGTTAATATGAGTTGGTTTAATACACTTAAAGGATATAGGCAGAATTATAACCCAGGATATTATGGGAGTATTCCTCAATTTTATCATTACTTAACAAGAGTATTTAGACCTGCCTCTCAACATACACCAAAATATTTAAAGAAAAGATTGGGTTGGGATGAACTTGATTTGGATGATAAAACTGCGATTATGGAACATTTTCAAAAGATGGATGATGATAGACTAAAAGAGGATGGTGACCATAAAGGTTGGAGAAGCAATTGGATTGCTGGAATATCTGTAGATTTTAGTGATATAAATAATCCAGTAGTAAATAAACAAATGTTTGAAGAGTGGAGAAAGGCGACTCAAGCAGAAGGTAAAGATGTGAGTGGTTATCATAATTCTAGTTGGGTTCAAAGAAATTCTCATAGACTCATTGAAGTATATTTAGAAAGGAGATGATAAAATGACAAAAACAGTAAGAGAATTAGAAAGGGAACTTTCTATTGCAAAAAAGAAGGAACGCATGGAAAACAGAAAAGACCATGTGAATAGAGACTTTGGATTAATTGAATCTAAAGCAGTTAGAAAAGAAAGACCAACTTCAGGAGATACTCCTGATTATATTGCTCTTCCTAGCAAAAAGAAAGGAAAAGCCATCTAGGTGATTTAATGAACTTTATGGAAATATTATGGAAAGAACATGGTATGACCATAGCGAAAGCAACGACTACTTTAGATGAGATAATGGCTTATTGGCAGACAAATCTTGGTATGAGTAAAGTTGACTTAAAGGAGGCATTAACAAATTGGGGCAAAGAATATGGGGAAAACGCAATGATATTTTGGACTGATAAAGATATAGAAAAACCAAACTTATTAATGGGAAGTCGCCCAAAAGATTCAATTCCTCACACAAGAAAAACACCAAAAATAAAAGATAAGTCATTTATGAAACATGCATTAATTCAGATAAAAACATCGGATAATAAAGTAATTATAGAGAAATTAGTTGATTTAATAATTAAAGAAAAAACCGGCAGAGAAAAAATAATATCTGAAAGGGATAGAGATGAATATACTCAAAGTGGTAAGAAGGGCGGTGCAGAAATTAGAGAATATACTGCACAGGAATCAGCGTTAGCCAGTTTATTAAATGATATAGAAAAAGGATATAATTACAAAAAGAATAATAAATTATTGAGAGAACTTATCGAAAATAAAGTCTTAAGCAGTAGTTATTTATCAATTGTTTCTTATGATTTATTCAGTTCTAGTGATACTAAAAAAGTCCATCCTAGATTAATAGAAAAATTAAAACAACCTAATACATTTAAAGCATTTATGGAATATCTAAAATCCAATGGAAAAAACTTACCTAAAACTTCTACTATGCGTGGCGCACTTAAGGTATTATCAGGCAAGAAAGCCGGAGGAAAAAGAATTCTTGATGTTTTATTGAATAGACCAGAGGAATATAGATTTAGTGAAGATATATATGATAATCACCTTAAAACTATTAATTCATTCATAAAGAAAAATATAGAAAATTTTGATAATACAACACAACCAATAAAGATTGATAATCAATGGAATTGGACAGACTTTTTGAATACAATAAGAGATAAATATAATTCTAATAGTAATTTGACTATAGAAGAATTTGAAGGAAAGGAAATAGTTAAATTAATAAAGGAAGTATTAGAGGATATAGAAGATTTAAAACGCGCTCAAAAGGCTAAAGTAAAATTAATAGAAATAGGTCAATCTAATGGAAAGAGCGGCACAATAAATAGTGATGATTATGATTCAACAATGGCAAGTATTAAAGTTCTAAAACAAACATATTATTTTGATAGACACATGGATGAAGCACAAAGAAAAACAGATGATAGTGCTCCCGGCAAATTAGAACAAACAAAGCCAAAGAAAACAAGCCCTGTGAATTTTCAACAACAACAAATTTATAATGCATATAAAGATTATAGAAAGGCTATTTGGAAGGAACGCCAAGAATTAAAAGGACTCAAAGAAGAACTTGAAGAAAATGATACAGAGTTAAGTCGAACTTATGATAAAGAACAGTTAAAATTAAATCCAGATTACAAATCACATGCATCTAAGTTGAAGGAAAAGATGGAGAAGACTAAATCTAAAATTGATAGAATGAGTAGAAGCCTAGATGCATTAGAAGACAAATATCCTGATATAACATTTAAGGAGGAAGAAGAATGAGATGGACATATGAACTTAGAAAAGAGGATAGTGATATTTTTGATAAGGCTACCCCAAAACAAAAGAAAAAGTTGAAGAAGTTATTACAATCAACTCAACCAACTGAATATATGGGTCAAGACTTTACAAAGTTAGGAGACCTATTAGAAGAATTAAAAGGAATAGGTGTGAATAAATCATCTAAGAAAATGCAGAAGAGATTTGATACTTTTGAAGAAGCAAATTTAGATATGGTTGCGGCTGCATCTGAATTAAGAAAAGAATATGAGATTCTATATCGTCAATTACGAGGGATGGTATATCCAAAGAGTAAAGGCGACTTAGGAGATGAGAACAATGAGTGAAAAAGATAGTGAAATGATGCTACTCTTGAAAGAGTTAGTAAACAAGGTAAAACAGTTAGAACAGGCTGTTTATGATAAAGACAATCTTTTAATGAAATCTGGGTATGTAGTAGTCAATTCTCCTACACCTAGTATTTCTGGTGGAGAAGTTAATGTCGAAACCGATAAGATTGCAAAGATGGAATGGGAACAAATAAATGATATGGTTTCTAGAATAGAAGGTGGTTATTGATGGTAGAAAAAGTAACAAGAGAAGAAAGAATGGCAACATTAATGAAGCAGGCAGCAGAAAAGGCAATAGAGATATTGAATGCTAATGACTTCAATGAAGATGATTTGTCTGGTGAAGAAGTTAAAGTAACTAAGCCGAAAGCAGAAAAGGTTTCTGATGCTAAAGGCGGAGATGAACAAGCAGACAACAGAACCAGCAGAGACACTAAAGAGTGATTAGATGGTAGAATCTGGGGTATTCGGAAAAAAGACTGGTGCTATGGCGAAGCGTGTCCTTGACTTTTATGAGGATATGCGCTATAAATACTTGTCTGCTTTAGAAGACCCTAAAGAATATGGTAATGAATGGAAGGCAGCAGTTAAGAGGATAAGAACTGATTTTGATTCACTTGGAGATTTTAGCGCGGAATTAAAAAAATACCTTGACGAAGACAATGTATTTAATGACGAGGTTAATAATCCTCAATCAAATGCTGCTGAAAAATTATACAATTCAGTAAAGAAAATGCGCTTCAAATCAGATGAAATGAACGACCCCTTTGCTAAACAAATGGGGGATAAGGTAGTTGAAACATTAATTAAGACTCCTTCTATTTATGCTATGTTCTTACACTACGCTCTACGCGCACATACGCATAGCATTAAAGAGAAATCTTGGAAGGCCCACGACTTAAAGCCTGATGAGATTACACAAGGGGCTAAGGGGTTAGACCTCAAATTAGATGATATTCCTCTTTATATCATTGAACATTATGGTGATAATGCAGACACCACTAGAGTTAAAAGTAAGTTTAAGGGAGCATTAAATCTATTAGAACAAGTCTTCCTTGAATCGAATGATTCAGATAAATGGGATGAATTAATTGATGTTCAAATAAAGAAGGATGATAAAGACGAGGATGAAAAAGAAGAGAAATCCGAAATTAATTTTATCGTTCCAAATAAACCAATGTATAGAATATTTGAAATAGATGATATTAAAGAACTAAAAGGATTTAGTGGTGAATATTTAGTTCAAGAAAAATTTGATGGAATCAGAATACAAATCCATAAATCAGATAATAAGGCTAAAATCTATACTTACAATGAAAAGGATATTACAGATAAGTGTAAAGATATTGTCGAAAAAGTAGAACAAAAAAGATTCGGTGATATGATTTTAGATGCGGAATTAATTTTATATGATGGTGATGAACCATTACATAGAGCAGATACTATAGCCCATCTATTTAAGGGTAAATATAAAGATGCCACACTTAAAGCAAGGGTGTTTGATATAATGAATCATGATGGTAAAGACCTTGCAGATTCACCACTTAGAGAAAGAATAAATATATTGTTTTATCAATTATCTCCTGGTTCATCAGACCTATTCAATTTCCCCTCAAAGAAAAATTCTAGAATTGCAGATTCAATTAAAGACATAGAAAAATATGGTAAAGATATAATGTCTTCTAAAACAGCAGAAGGAGTAGTAATAAAAGATATAGAATCAACATATTATCTTGGGAACAAAAAGAACCCAAAATGGATTAAGTGGAAGAAATTTGTAGATTTAGATGTTATTGTTTTAGATAAGAAAAAGACAAAATCTAATTTATATTCTTATACTGTTGGAGTTGGCCCTCTCGATGGAGAACAAAGTAGGGAACACAATGGAACAGAATTTGAAGGGAAAACATATTTACCTGTAGGTAAGGCTCTTAATACAAAACAATCAGTTAGTATTGGTTCAATCATTAGAGTTAAAGTAGATGAAGTTAGAAGGAAGGGAACAGGCTATAGTCTTTATTCTGCAAAGGTAATTGAAATACCTGAAGTGGAATCCCCAGAGAAACTGATAACTTTAGAACTTTTATCTAAAGAAGGAAGAAAGTCCCTTAAATATGATGTTCAAGACGCTCTACTTAAATATACAATAACTGATGGTATTCATGGTAAAGCAGACATTATAATGAAATCTGATTATGAAGGATTTACTATCTATGGTTTTGAAGGAGATGAGTTAATGCAGAAAAATGCTTTGGCTGATATGGATATGTGGAAGGAGCAAATAACTGAGATGATTAAGTCTTATACTTCTGACTCAAGAGTAGCAATTAAGAATTTCTTACATAAAGAAGGAAAACCAACAGAAGTAAAGGATATATTTGAGTTTATGGTTAAAAACGAACCAGAATTAACTGAAAAATTATGGGATGGATTATTTACTAAGTTTTCAAAGTGGATAGATGATTATGATGATTTTATTCAAGTGTCTCCAACTACTTACATAGACAATGATTTGAAAGTAATAAAAGATGAAGAATCAACGGGTGATTCTGGTTCATATAGAATGTATGTTAGAAAAGATAATAATATAGAATTTATTATTAATTACAAAGATAAGGATATGATTTGGATAATTGATATTGAAGATGCAGAAGACATATATAATTTATTTGGAAAGGCAGGTAAGTTTCCGGCACAAGTTGGAAAGAAGAGTCAACCTGATAAATTATTAGATAAGGGAGAAGTAATATTAGGTGTTCAAAAGCATGGTTATCATGAATATAAAATTAATGGAAATAAATTCAAGACTAGACTTCACTTTAGAGTAGTTCCTATAAAGGATGAAGATAAATGGATTGTATGGACTGGATTTAAACAAACAATGTTAGATTCAAAAGAAGACGAAGGCATATGGGATATTGCAAACGATAGGCATAAAAAGTTAGCCATGCAAATTGCCTAATGTCGCTGACTTCATATAGTCAAAAAGGAGAGTGAAATCATGTCCGAACTAGGATTAGTGAAAAGCGACACAAATGGCGACTTTAATATACTAAAATCAGATGAATTAATAATTGGTGGATATGCTTCTATTGAAATTGTAGATAAACAAAATGACTTAATTACACTGAGCGCACTTAATGAAGCAGTTAAGAAATATATGGAAGTCAAGAAATATAGAAATGTAATGTCTAATCATTCAAATGTTCAAGTCGGAGATGTTATAGAAAAATATCGAGATAAAAATGGACAAGTTCATAAAACACAAGTAGATGATGTAGGATTTTATGTTGTTATTAAATTAAGAGATGACATAGAAAAAGCAAAAGAAATTTCTAGAGGAATTAGAAAAGGAACATTACGCTCATTTAGTATAGGTGGACAAGCACTATCAAAAAGAAAGAAAACTAGCCCTGATATTGGCGAGTATAATGAAATAGATAAATTAGAACTCCATGAAGTCACAATTTGTGAAAAAGGAATAAACCCGGAAGCAAAGTTTGACATTCTGAAGGAGGATAACGATATGACCGAAAGATTGGAAAAAGCGTTAGAGGAACTTAACGACCTCATGAAGGAAGTTAATGACCTTAAGAAAGATGAAGGGGCAGACCCTGATTTGGATGGTAATGCAGAACTATTATCAGAAGATTCAGATGCTGCTTCCGTAGAAGCAATGGACACTGATGAAGATTCATCAGATGCAGATGAAGAATCTGTAGAATCCATGAATAACTACGATGCAGAAACAAAGATGAGAAATGGGCCTGAAGGCCCAGTAGAACACGGATATGGTGAAGATTTAGCCGCAGGGAAAAAGCATTCACAAGCAGGACAAGTAGGACAACTATACAAGGAGTGGACTAATGATGATTTCGCTACTTTAGACCTATCTGTTGAGAATGTAGAAAAGGCGTATGACGCTTTCAAGGCAGAACAACTTGAAAAGATGGCTTACGATACCTTGAAATCCAAGTTTGCTGAAAGGTTTGCTAGTGAGCAATCTGTCCGAAAGGCTGATGTTGCACGAAGCGAATATGATGCTAAGAATGAGGTTGAAACCCTAAAGGAAGAGTTTGCTTCTCTTCGTAAGAGCCTAACAGAACAGTCGAATGAGATTGTTAAGGCACAAACAATAGAGGTTCCCGATTTTGATGTTAATGAAATGTCTTGGGGAGACATTCATAATGTCATAGCAAAATTTGAGGAGTGAATAAGATGAGTTACATTAAGACAATGAAAGACTTAGAAGCCGCTACCTACGGAGTTCGTGGGGGAAGCGGTAATGCTTTGTTAAAGAGTGCAGGAGTTGTATCGTGGGGTTCTTCAGGAACAGGCCATGATACTGATGTTGCTGGTTTATCCGGTGCTTCAGGACTTGCTGACTTGTATAACAGGGCTTATGGACAGAAAGTATGGTCTATGCTTAACCAAGAGGTTAATGCTTTGGCTATGCTCGCTAAGAGGCCATATACAACAAGTGGCTGGCGAGTATTAAAGAAGAGAGCAGAAGGTGGTTCAGGTTCAACCTTCGATGTTACATTAAGTGGCGCAGCAACATCTCGCGGTGTTGATGCTCCATCTGCTGATAATATCGGTGGTGTCGCTGAGAACGCATCTTTAGGAACTGGTAATGATATTCCGGCCATTACGCCAGAATACACAAAGTTATTCACCAGTCCAAAGACTGTGGCTCATTTGTTTGAGTTCTCAGAATTGGCTCTTGAGATGGCTAAGATTGATGACGGAGTAGGCGATTTACGCGCTTTAGTCCGTGAAGATATGGGAAAGCATCATGCTGAAGTTCAGAATAAGATGCTTCTTATGCCATTAGAAGCCTATGACCAAGTAATCACTGGTAGCGATAACCGAGTAAATATCAACAAGAATTACACTTCGTTGATGAAGGTTGTTGCATCTAGTAAAGAAATGGAAGCAATGGTTGATGCGTCAATGCTGGATGATTCTACATCTAGCACTGGTGGTTTAACTGCTACTCTAAGCACCATATATGGAGCAACAGACAGGCAATTAGTCAGCAACGCATTTAACGCATCATTCCTTGATGCTGAAGTAGATTTTGGTAGTGGATATGCAGCAGGTGATGCTCGCGTTCTAACGCTAACAGTCATTAACGACATGCTACGAAGGCTACGAGAGAATGGTGGTTCGCCAAAGGTTATCTTAACTGGGTATGATACTATTCAGCATTTAGGTGACCTATTACAAGCACAAGAAAGGTTTATGGATAGAAAGGAAGTTATCCCTACTCATAATGGAGTGCGCGGTGTAAAGGGTAAGGAAGTCGGCTTTAGAGTTGCTACCTACTACGATATACCAATTATTCCATGTAAGGATATGCCTAAGACTGGAAATGGTTCTAACAAGTTAAGTGATATGCTTATTCTTGATACAGACCACCTTTGGATGAGTGTGTTAAAGCCAACCCAATACTTTGAGGATGGAATAGACCACGGAAATCCATTTGGTGTAGGAACACTAGGTAATCAGGCAATGTATCGAACAATTGCCGAAACCGGGTGTTCTTTCTTCAAGGGACAAGGTAAAATAACCAACCTAACAAGTGCATGAGGTGATTAAGTATGGCATTAGCATATACGGTAACAACGCTGGCTGACCACAAAGGCATTACTGCTCCTAAAGCAGTTGGTGATGAATATGTGGTTGATGCGGTAATTGATGTAACTTCCCATGTTGCGGCAGGCGCAGTAATACCTGCTACGCAATTTGGGCTTTCAACTATCCATGCAGCGTGTATTACAGGACATGAAGGTGCAAATCATCGTTATCCTAATATTGAAACGACAGCAGCGGGGGCTTATGAGTCCTCTACATCAATAGCATTAATGTTCACATCATTAGATGGGACAAACGCTACAATAGCCGATGACGGCGATGTAACTTGTGCTGTAAGAGTTAGACTTTGGGGCAACCTTTGATTGTTATATGTGGCCTTTGGCCCCTTAACGGGGGTCATTGGTCACTAAATAGTGTTAACATAAGTGATTAAGATGAGTAAAATAGAATTAAGCAAAAAGGGCTTTCCAATAGTATTATCAACAAAATCTCACTCAAAGGTGGTTTTTGGCGAGAAGATTGAGATTGACCCAAAAGAAGCATTAGTTTATTTAGGCGATAATAGGTTCAAAATAACTTTTGATGCTTCAGATAGGAAAATCCTTAAGACTTGCAATGAACATCAGACAGCATGGCTTCGTAAAGAATTCAAAGTAAATGGTGATATTGATAAAGTGTTAAGGAAAATGTTCCCAGAAGTTAATGTAATGAAAAAGGTTATGAAACCTGTATTAAAAGAAAGGACAGAAGAATCAAAAAAGCCTAAGATTGCCAAAGAACCTAAGAAGGAAACGGCGGGTTAATATGTGTAGCCCATCTTGGAGCAACCGAAGGAGGACTTAGTTATGTCTGGTGGATGCAATAATACAGGAGTTTTAACTGTTTCAGGAAGCGGAACAGCATCAACTCAAGCCATTACTGGCCGTATTAGAATACAATCTATTAAGGTTAGTAATGATGCAGCAGTAGACAAAACAGTAACTTTCTATGATGGAACAGCAAATAGTGCAACAAAGATAGCAGAAGTCCATGTAGGTGCAGTAAATCAGAATATTGATTTCGACATGCATGGTGCAATTGCTATTAATGGTGTTTTTGTTGAAGTTTCAGGTAGTGGAAGTAATAGTGGGGTAAGTTTCTCGGTTCAATACTTTTGAGGGATAAAATGCCAGCACTAGAAAGAGACACAAAACTCGTAATGACGATATTATTCGTTGGTGCGATTAGCGGAACCAATGTTTACTTTTATGGTAAATATGGTAGTATGATTGCTTTTAATGAATATGCCCATGCTTTGATATTTGGGCTAATGACTATTGGAGCAATATTAGCAATGAAAGCAATATTTGATTTAGCATTAAATGATAAAATTGAAATGTTTTTAGTAGATAGAAGAATAGGAGCATATTGGGCTAAAAAGCAAAGAGATGCTGAACAGAGGGAAAAAATTCGTCAAAGTATGAGTTCATATAACCCTATGCAAACACAATATATGCCTGTTCCTCCATTACCAAGACAAGAGGAACCAAGAGTTCCTACTTCATTCTTGGCTCAAATTGAGTAGTGAGGTAAATGCTTGAAGCAATTACAATGGGCTTTGATGAAACCACATTAGCGTATGACTTACAAAGAGCACATTCGGCTGATGTATGGTTTCTTAGGGCTAGATATTTCTTTTGGGGGACAGTATCTACAATTGTAGGCTTTCTTGTTGGACACGCATTACCCTTATTTGGGGTAAATGTGTATAAAGAAACATGGGAGGGCTTCTGGAATTTTTGGCACCATTTAGTAGGATGATATTATGTCTGTAATGACAGGCTTTGTTATCATCATGGCTGAAAAATTGGGTCATTTTTGGAGAAAAGTTCACGCTATTCCTTTTGGAGTATATGGCGCAACAAAAGTAGGAAAAACAACATTGCATCATCAAATGAGAACAAGAGGAGAAGTTCCAGATATTAAGGATAGAACCGTTGGAAGAGGCAGGGCTACCAGAAAGACTATTAAAATTGATGGAGACCAACATACAATCAAAGCAGCAGATGTAGGAGGAGAAACACTTTATTGGGGCGAATGGCTTAAAGATATGAGAACCCGTAAAGTAAAATACATTATATTCATGATAGATGATAGACACATGGATAAACATTATGATATAGAACAACAGTTATGTTGGAGTTTTTTAGTTGATACAGTATGTTCTCCTTATTGGGATGTAATAAATAAAAGGAAAAGAAAAAAAGCACATGACTATCCAATTGCAATAGGACTATGGGCAAATAAATTCGATTTATGGAAAGACAAATATCCTTATGATGATATACAAAAACACCCAATATTCGATTCATTTAAAGACGGTATGGCTAAATTAAATGATAGAGGAATACCCTGCTTCAAATACATAGTAAGTGCAAAATCAGATTCAGAAATGGTATATAGAGGATTAGTAACAATGATGGAGGATTATTAATGGTAATAACTAACAATTGTTCTATGGGCCTTGATTGCTATTGTAAGGAGTGTTTAGAATGAGCATGCAATATAATCCTCCTTCATTAATTGGAGCAACTAATGCTCAAGTTGCTAATGCCTTTTTACCTCCTATAAAGTATGCTCGCGCTGCTGGAGGAATAATGAACTATGACTATAAAAGTTCTAAACCGAAGAAACAATTAAAGGAAATGATTAAAATTCTTTGGCCGCAGAAAAAGACATTCCTTAAGATTCCCTATAGTTTTCAATTCAATACAAGAGATAGATGCGTTGTTTGTGGAACTCACAAAGTTTGGGAAGCATCTGACCAAACAAGACCACCATTACCTCTTCATAAAGTTAGGAAGGGTTATCCAATGAGAGGCACTTATTGTGATAAACATGCTAGATTACACAAACAATATGAAATGTTAGAGCAACAAATAATAGCCGATGAACATGGCTTAGAATTTAAAAGGTTTGTTCCTACACCGAAAGTTCCTAAAATCTTACAATCTGCACCGCTAACTTCATTAAGGCAGACCGACATCGAGGCATTGAGTGAGGTTGGCTGGACAATAAGACCCCCGCAAATGCAATCAGAAACATTAGAAGATGAAATGTTTAGATTAACAATAGAAAGCCAAGCAATTAATAAGAGAGTATTGAAATTAATCTCTGGTGGCGCACAAGTAATTCCTCAAGTAATAGAGGAGGTAGAATAAAATGGGTTTATTTGGAACAAGTAATAGTTCGCTATCTAATCAGATAACGAATCAAGGACAGTCAGATTTTAAGGTGATGAACAACCTTTTAACCTTACAGGATAATCATGTGGAAGAGTTTTTCCAATATCATGGAGAATCATTTTTAACGTCTTTTGAAAAATTAATGGAAGATGTAATAGAAAGAGTAGTAAGTCAAATGCTAGTTAAACTAAAATTTGTCAGTAATTCTAATGGAGAAATATCAGTTCATTCAGATGCTCTAAGAGAATATGAATCAATAACTGCTGAAAATATTACATTAGATTTACAAACTCTCTTGGCTTCTGCATTAAATACGGAAGTTATTATGCAAAGAAAGATGGCTAAACAACAATATTTAGAATCGCAAGGATTCTCAACTAGTTCAATGCCGCAACAAAGTATGCCTCAAGGTATGCCACAACAAGGTATGCCACAACAAGGTATGCCTGGAGGTAATCCTCAAGGTTTAGCCCCATCACAGATTCAAGGAAGTAATGCTGGAGTTGCAATGAATAATGCTATGATGCAACAGCAACAGGCATTCAATAATCAAAGTGGCTTCCCTGTTCCGCCGTCAGGTTATGACCAAATGAATAACCCATATTGGATTGACCCTATGACCGGACAACCCACATATACACCACCATCTAGCGGATTGGGCCTAGGAAACGCCATAAGTAAAGGTTTGGCTTGGGCTTCTTGGTTAGCATGAGTGGAATGATATGGATATAATTATACCTAAAAATTTCAAGGTTCATAATAGAACCTATAATTTAGGTGATGCTGGCGTAGAATTACAAAGAGAGAATTTAGAGGGGTCTCCCTCTAATCATTCATTATTTGTATATATGCTGAAATATCTTATGTCTCCTATGGATGGAGAATTATCTGATATTTCAAATAGTATGAAAATACTATTGAAACCAGAGGTTTTAGAAAAGGCATCAGGATATACACATGATATGGAAGTGGATGCAGAAGAATACAAAAAACATATTAAACATGCATGGGAAGAATTAAGCGAATCGGTCATGCATGATAATATTGAAACATTTGATGAAGAGGGCAATAAATTATCAAATGATGATGGAACGCCAGCAACTAAAGAAATAGGACTTTTATATATATTAAGTAATCAATCATGGGTTCAACCGGAAGAGAAAAAAATAATTAATTCTATGATTAGACAGATGCCTGAGAGTGGGAAAAAAGCACCATTTAATGACATATTAGATACAGTAGATGCAACAGGAAAACCACAAATAGGTAGAATCGGACAACAAAAAATAATGGGCTATAGAAAAGGCCAACGGTCTGCTAAATTATTTGATGCAGCAGGTAATAAAAAGCCCTTTTATCCCATTTTAGATATTCTAAAAAATGCTGATGTTTCTACATCGGCAAATGAATCTACGGCTAAAATAAACAATAAGGTAATAATAGAATTAAAAGAGCATCCCAAGCCCAAATACATTGAAGACGGACTTCAAGTATTAGACATGAAAGAAATTACTATTCATTTTGATAGAGCATTTGCAGTTCTTCGTGAAGAATATGGCATGCCTATGAAAATGGAAAGTATTGGTTCTGCAGAAATAGAAACTATGTCTAATGATAATGGAACAATAGAAAAGGAAGACTTAATATCTTCTCCAGATGCCGGTCATATTGAATTAGATGCAGAAGGTCTCCCTAAGAAACAATATGGAAAAGGTGTATTAGAACTAGACGAATACACAACTAAATTAAAGGATAGATATTTAAATCATTTCAATCATGATATAGAATTATCTGATGAAGAAAAGTGGTATGTAAGAAGAATCAATTTGAAATTAGAATATGATTCACAATTGAATAAAGATGAAGTAGACGAAGAATTAATAGTTAGATTATATCAATATAGAATTATAAATAGGGATAAAATGAGTAGTTATTTTAATCATGGTAAATATAATGATAAAGGATATGAAATTAATGAGAAGGAATATCAAGTAATAGGGAAACTATTAGATACTGATGATGGCCCAGATAACCAAAAGGAAAGAGAATTACTTCAACAATATAAAATTCATGGAATATCTAAAATTACTGAAAAAGAAAGAGATTCAAAAAGAAAACAAAATAAAATACTTATTCAAGGATTTCCTGGAGGACAATTTGCTGACCGTAAATTATTTGATGATATAGGAAAAATCGACCTTAACACTATGGACTTAAGAAATGCAGCAGGCCATATTAGTGAATTCCGAGAAGAATTCATTAAAGCAATTACTCCAGGCGATGAAGGGAAGTTAAAATTTAGTATTGGTATTCTTGGTAAAAAATCACATGGAGGACATGTTCTATTAGATATAAAATTTACTCCTAAAGTAAAAGGAGCATACGCAGATATGCAAACAAAAACCTATTCTAAATCCGGTAGTCAAAAATTGATACCAACAAATATACGACCAGAGGTTTATTTAGACAGGGAGAATAAAAGAACCGGAAAAAAACAAAGACAGCATTCATTATCAGAAAGAGGAGGACAGACTATGTGGTATGAAGGAATACCTAATGCAATAACATTCTTATTCTATCTAAAGAAGCAATTACAACGATTACAAAAAATGGTGATGCCACATGTCTAGATTAAAGTCAGCCAGTGATTTTACTGGTATTAACCCAAATTACACAAACGGAAAGGGTTATTATACAACCCATGTTGATGTATCTGATTTACTTCAGATTAGCCCATCAACAGATGCAGACGGAGATGGTGATTATTCATACTTCACTACTTCTTCTACCCCATCTAAAGCAATGGTGGGTAAAATAATAAAAACAGTGGAAGGCAAAATAGATGGCTGGATTAAACAATCTTATAGGCCAGAAATAATTGAAAATGAAATTCATAATTTTGAATCAGGGAGACTAGTAATATATCCAGCAACTCATTGGAAAGATTATATTGGGTTCATTCAACTAATATATCCGAAATTACGCAAGGTTGTAAAATTAGAAATATATGAAGGTGATTCTTGGAAGAATATCGCTTCTTCTAGTGTTAAATATACTCCACCTACTTCTGCTACTACACCAGCATTTACACTTAAATTATTAGTCGCAGGCTACACTTTCACCTTAACTAAGGGAAATTCTAATGGGTTCTATGATGTTTATGGACAAAAAACAACTGTTTCTCAAATATGCGATGCAATAAATGAGGTATTTCCTCACGATACTGCACAATTTACAGGAGAAACTTCTCCAAAAATAACAACAGAAGATGGCGGCACAACAAGAAATGTCTCAGATTTCTTTTACGCCTCTCCTGCTAATGATGGAAAATCAGTCGAAATTTCTTCTCTATTACCGTCTGATGCTGGAAGTATTTGCTCAATTATTGAAACCATTGATGGAACAGCAGTAACTACTAATTTCACAGACAATGAAGATTCCGGCAGAGAAGGCGATTGGTGGAAGATAGCAGAAGAAGGTAAAATTTACCTTAAGAAGCAATGGCCGTATCTAAAGAACAATTCTATTAGAGTAACCTATATTACTGGAGCATCCAGAGTTCCTGCAGAAATACATGATGCTGCAACTAAAATGGTTGCTGCTGAGATATTGGTTCATGATGATAATAGTATCTTGATTGCAGAAACAGGTGCTAATATAGATTTGAAAACTAAACATGATATTCTAATACAAGAAGCAAATGATTTAATTAAGGGTAAACAAAACCTATTACATTTAATTGATTAGGTGGTTATATGGATAAATTAGTTACTTTCAAGAAGTTTCTGCAAGATATAGCAGAAATGGAAGAAATAGTGAGTGATTCTAGAATCCATAAATTTGGTTTTAGCACCAAAGCAATAAGAGAACAGGCATCACAAAGATATATTGAAAGTGTGGAAAGATATTTAGATAAAAATATAGACGAGAAAGTGGAGGCATTTTTGCGTGGATGAAGTTGAGTTCATTATTCGCCTGCTTAGTGATAATTGGTCTAATGCCAGCACTATAGCGGCAGGAAAAAAGAATGTAAAACAGTCCAATGGTAATGCATGGACATATACTCCTACTCCTTTATTTGTAGACATTCGCACATTAGAACCAGGAAGAGGTAAGAGGCTTGATGTAGATGAAAAGGCAGTTATTATTGTATCAGAAGATAATGCCTCTGTTTCACACCCAACAATTGATAGAGCCGTGAGAAATGAAGAGTATGGATTTACCCTTCATTTGAGAGTATTGCACCGTAGAGACTACACTGAACTAACATATTCACGCAGACTACTGCAAGTTTTATATCAAATGGCTCGCCACATCTTAGAGAAGAACGGGCTTAGGCCAAAAGTTTATGATGATTCAGACACTTTAGAAGCAAGCGCGGAATTAATTGAAATTACAGGAAGAAGTGAAGCCAATGATAGAGGAAAGAAATTATTGGGTTATAGGATTCCTGTTACCATGAAAAGGTTTGGAAGAACCATATAGTAAGTAAGTGATATAATGGTATTAAACGAAGTATATACAGGTGCAGGATTATC